AGCGAAGCAATACCGCTGGGAAGCAGGGGAAGGCGGCGAACGACGATTGAAAGGCGCTCATCACGCGTTAGATGCGCTGCGGTATTTGGTGATGATGCTAGATCGACGGGGACGCCACTAAATAAAATATGCACAAATCTATAACACGAATCAACCCTAACAATGGCGGCGACGAAGCCGTATATGAGTTATTTGGTAAGACCGTTCCCAAAGCAGACAAGGAAGAGAAGATGGAAGTTGTGAAGCCCGTAGAAGACAAGTGGTTGAGTATTTTCAATGATGCACTATTTGACCGGGTGTTATAAGGAGTTCAATGAGAGCATTTCAAAGCAAAATCCTAGACGCCTATGGCAAACCGATAACCAAACTCCTTGACGCTCGCGCCCTGTTAGGTATTGATTTGCCCGGCAGTTATGGCGATAAGTGGATGAAACAAAGGAAGCCAAACATCAAGGATTATCTTGATGAATACAAAGGTATTGCGGCGGCCGGAATCAATCTGAATGTCAATAAAGAGGTTCACATCGGTATCGGACTTTACACCAAATCAAACTCTGATAGAAAAAAATGGTATGCTCCGCAGCCGGTCAACAACAAGCAAAAGCAGTGGCTTGCTACGAAGGTAAGGATTAGCGACCAAGATCGCGTGGATGAATTGACAAACCACCCCTTGCTAGACTTGCTGGATAATCCGAACCCCTTGATGAATGGCATCACTTTCAGAACCTTGACGGCACAAGACAAATGGATATTCGGCATTGCCTATTGGGTGGTCGTTCGGAATGTCTTGGGCGTGCCGCAACAACTCCATCTGCTCTATCCACCGCAGACCCATATTATTTATGACAAGTCGTTAGGCGTGCCGTTGTATTATGAATACGGCGACAATCACCAACGCTATGAATTGGATGATGTCATAAAATTAATTTACATACCGAATCCATCACATCCGTTTGAAGCCCGCGCACCTCTATCTTTCGTATGGGAAGAATTAGGGATCGGCAGTTCCATGAACGCCACGCTCGCGGCGTTGTTGGACAACGAAGGACACCCCGATATGCTGATCTCTCCGAAAGACGATACGGGTATCGGCGAAGATGAAGCGGCGCGAATGGAACATAAGTTTAATGTCAAATATCGGCGAGCCGGAACGGGCGGCGCGATGGTTACCGAAGGTGATTACAATGTTTCGCAGTTAAATTATCAACCGAAGGATTTGGCGGCGCTGAAAGTACATGAGCAAATCAGATTATCAGTTCTGAATGCTTTGGGCATTCCTTTTCAAATGTTTGCGGCGGCAATGGGTAGCCAACACGAAGTAGCGGAAACGGTGATTGAAACATGGATTAGCCAAGCCATCAATCCGCAACTATCGTTGAATGCTTCAGCGTTAAATCAACTGGCAAAACAGTATGATTCTAGGTTGTTCGTCGCTTACGATGACCCATCGCCGGTCAATCGTGAATATGAATTAAAAAAAGAAACGGAATTGGTTAAGTCAGGCATCAAAACCCGGAACGAAGCAAGAGCCAAGTATGGTTATGACGCACTACCGGGCGGCGACGAATTGCCGTTGCCGATTGGGACAGGTTCTTCTCAAACGCCCACTGAACCCACGCCCACTGAACCCACGACTGAAGAAACGCCCACCGTGGAAACCGATGGCGGAACACCTAGCACACCCGCGCCCGAAGTGACGGCGGGGACATCGGCAGAAAGCGAATTGCTCGGCAAGGTAGGTGGCATTCAAGGGAGCATACAGATTTTGCAATCCTTGTCAGCCGGGGAAATCTCGCACGATACGGCAGTCGGTCTGTTTATTTTATTTTTCCATCTTAGTAGGGACGAAGCCGAAGCCCTGGTCGGCAAGCCGAAAGAACCGAAGCCCATTGAACCATCGAAAGTTCCGATATCGGAAGCGAAGTGTAGATGCGTGCAGAAGGGACATAACAAAAAACTCCCCAAGGGTGAAGCGCTGGCGAAATGCTTGAAGACCTTCTTCCGCAAGCAAAAAGCACAAGTATTAAATCATTTAGATAATGGTCAGAAAGCGGTTAAGGGTCTACCGAGTTCATTCACTTTGTCCGAACAATGGAATCGTGAGTTGTTTCAAGAGAGTCAACCGCTTGTGGAATTGATGATGAAGCAAGGGTACGAAGAAAATGCCGCCGACTTGGTAGCGCGAAGTGGCATTAGTGAATCCGTGTTTTCGGTCACCAATCCGCACCTTACCGCACAAGCGAAGAAATTGGCATTGCATTTCTGCGAAGAGACCAACGCCACCACAAGTCAAGAGTTAAACAAAGCGCTTGAAGATTTGCGAGGCAGTCTATCCGAAGGATTGAGCGAAGGTGAACGCATGACCGACCTTCGCAAACGAGTATCAGATATATTTGATAGTGCGGAAGACTATCGCTCCGAACGGATTGCCCAAACCGAAGCAAGCCGAACTCACCACGAAGCGCAACGGATAACAGCGAAAGAAAGCGGTGTCGTCAAGGGCTTTCAACTCTTGCCGTCGAGTGCATGTTGCGAACTCTGCCAAAAGGTAGCGGACGAAGCGGGCGTCATTGGTCTAGATGATAGTTTTTACACGGATAAGGACGCACCCGAAGAATACAAGGAGCGCCTGGTACCAATTCATCCCAATTGTGAATGCACAATGTTATCGGTATTAGACACTGACCGCGATATGGGGGGCAATTGAACGAAGTTATTTGTTGTGATTGCGTCCGCCAACGAGTGGAGGAACATGTCATTATTTGAGTTCAATTGGTTCGGCGTGCTTTGGGAAGCGGAGTTTAAGAAGGGGCTTATGCAACGGCTTGAACGGGCGGCAATTCATCTTGAAAACAAGTGGAAAGAAAAGCTAGGAACAAAGGGCGGGGTTGCACCTACCCGCGATAAGCAAGGAAGGTTCAAGGCATCCGCCCCCATGCACTCCGCACCCGGCGAATATCCTTTCTTACAGAGTGGCGAATTACGGCGGAGCATCACGCATGAAATGGATACTAATAAATTGATAGGCCGTGTCGGCAGCAATGTGGTTTACTCGCGCTACCTTTGGGCAGGGACAAGTCATATGGCGGCAAGGAAGATGGGTGACGATGTATTGCAAGAGGAGTGGCCGACAATCCGTGCTTTGATTACCGGCAGCAAGATTCTATGAGCGGTGGCTAAATAACGATATGGATATATTAAGAAAACAATACGAAGCGAACATTGAAATCAAGCCCGGCAGTCGTCAAGTGGTAGCGACGATTTCCACTGATACGCTTGACCGTGATAATGAAATCGTTTTGCCAAGCGGTTTGTTGAAGAAACAATACAATAAAAATCCGGTCGTGTTGTGGTCGCACGACGCGAGCCAATTACCTATCGGAAAATGTGATTGGGTAAAAGTAAAGGATAATAGTATCGTGGCGGGCTATACCGTTACCGACAAGACGGAACTTGCTAGGGACATATTTGAGTTGATGAAGGAGGGCATTATCAATGCTCATTCCATTGGTTTTAATCCTATTCAATGTGGGCCACCTTCAAGTCAAGAGATTACCGCACACCCTGACTGGAAAACTGCAACCTGTATTCATCGAAAATATGAATTGTTGGAGTTCTCGGTATGCGCCGTGCCTGCCAACCCCGAGGCGCTGGCAATGTCAGTCGGCAAATCATTATCGGCAGCAACCCGCAAAGCACTTGGCCCGCTATGGGAAGTGAAACCCGATTGCTGGTCATGGGAAACGAAGACGGAGGTCGCGAAGCCCTTACCACAACCAAAATATTGTCGTTCCCTGTCAGAAATAAGAAAGCAATTATGGGTTGGCATGAATGATAATGAAATCCTTGCGAGATTAAAAGGACAGATTTAAGTCATTCCCTCTATATATCATTAGCGTTGATTGACGCCTGCTATGTTGTGGGCAAAAACGGCGCTGATGTTTGGTTGCTCATTGTGGCCACCGATGCAAACGAATTGATTTGCACGGATTGACCCTCTTGAAGCACACGGACACCTAAACGAGTTCTAATATAGGTGTTTGTATCAATG